TCAGCACCAGCACCGCCTTGTCCAAGGTGAACCCTGATGCGACGGCCGTTGCCACCGTTACCGGCGGCGTGACCTTCAGGGCTGCGGTCCCCACCGCGTCAATGATTTCTCCCCGCATGTCGGTTCCATGGTTGATCCGGTTCGGCATGACGCCCTCCCCGATTGGTCGATAGGTGCCCGTCACCGCAGCCCGGCAGGCTCGGCGAATTGGTCCGGTGAGGGTGGACGGGCGTGGATGGTTGCGGGGGCCGGATTCGAACCGGCGAATCTCCGGGTTATGAGCCCGGCAGCCTGGACCTCTGGCCTACGCCCGCAGGAAGTGCAGTCCCGGAAACGCAGAAGCCCCGACGCAGGGCCGGGGCTTCAGGGACAATTCTTGACAGTTGCAGAATTAGGGCATCTGCTTGTGCAACTTGTCAATAGTTAGGCCAGATCACCATAACTTTCGGCTCGGGATCGCCAACGATCACCGAGGTATCGGCCAGCCTGTACCTACGCTGTTGGCTCGCACCCCACTGGTTGAACTGCGCGTGGTCGATGTGATCAATTCCGCTGTTGATGGCGAACTCTTCGGCTCCAAAGTTCCTCACTCTGACCCGGTCGTCTACCGGGGACCAATCGCTTTCGGGTATTGCGTTCAACCATTCGAAGTTCTGCATAGGGAAATAGAGGTTACGCGGCGGCTCTGCCGCCCATCCAGTCTACCGCCCGCTGCAGCTCCCGGCGGTACTGCCAGACTGAAAGCGCCCCACCGTACTTCTCCGCCACCATGCGTGCCTTGACCGCCTGGCTGGCTGAAACCGTGTATTCGGTGTGCAGCACCAAGGCGCGTAGCGGATGCTGCCGCATCATCGAGGCCAGCGCCTGCTCGACCCATCGCAGTTCGTCGGGGATACCGACGTCTACCGCGATCTCGGGGTTGTCGTGCGGCTTGTCGGCATCGTTCGTCGACCGAACCGGATCAACCGCCCACGCCGGCAGCATACCCATGCCCTCCACGCCGCTGCGGTCGGCCATGAAGCGGCGGCGACTGGATCCATCGCGGCCGACCAGGTCGCGCAGGGCCCGTTCCCGGGTGCCGGGCGCCATGTCGCGGGCCTTCTCCAGCACGTGGGTACTGCGGTCGGCGTAGGTCAGCGCGAAGCGGTTGGCCTGAGCGTGGCCCCAGGCTCGCAGCTGCTGCACCAGGTAGTCGTCAGTCGCCATCGCGCATCCCCTTTAGCACGTTCTCGTCGAATCGAAACACCGGCAGCAGGCCGTCGGTGTCGCAGCCGCCCTGCCGATCCGGCCGGCGCTGGCAGTGCGCCGGGCTGCTGCCGCGCTCGCGCATGGTGCAGACGGAGCAGACGCCATGCCGGCGCAGGTAGGCGTTGTATCGCTTCCGCGTGCGGGCCTCTGGCGTGGTCATGCACCGCCCCGCAGCAGACTGTCGCCGTACAGGCCAATCAGCAGCGCATCGGCTCGGCCGTTGTCCTTCTTCCGCTGCAGCTGGGTGGCGGCAGCCGGGAACCGCTGGATCGCCAGCAAACGGGCCGCGTCCTTTCCTTGGTTGGTCAGCCCGAACCATCGCTTCCAGCTCGCCGGCTCAGCACGCAGGTACGGAACGCCGAGCAACTCGAACACCGCCTTGGCTTTGCCGTAGTGGTCGCCGAAGTTGAAAGACGACTGCGGTCCCGCTTTGCGCTCTTCCTTGCCATCAGCACCGCGCTTCGGCGGCATGGCGCGCACCCGCTCGATGACGCCGGACACGACCGCACCAGGGTTCATCTCGCGAGAGGCACGGATAAACAGGGCAATCGCCCGGGCGTCCACTTCCTGGCTCTCGCCGACGGTCTGCAACGGCATATCGATCACCGGACCAGGCGCACCGTCCACCAGCGCCGCGATCGCGCCAGTCAGGCCTGGGTCGATGCTGATAATCAGGCGGCTTGCCATTGGCACTTCTCCTTCAGGTGTTTCTCGATAAGGGTGTTCTGCAGGTCCAGCAGGTAGTCGTCGCTGCCGACCTCCTGGCGGAACTTGCGGGGTTGGCGGGCGTACGACGGGCCGAACAATTCCTCGCAGCGGGCGGCGGACATGCCGCCGAACGGCTCGCCGCGGTGGGACCACGGATTCAGCCCGATGGTGAAATCGTGGCCACGGCGCTTGGCGCCGTGCTTGCCGCCGACCGTCAGGTGATGCACCTCGGCGGGGATAGGCCTGTCGCCCAGGTCGATGCCCAGGCTATGGGCCACGATGCAGCCGATTTCGGCGATGGCGTCCATCCGCTGCTGCTGAGCCACGGTCGGCTTGCTGGTTGAGCGGCCGCGCTTCATGCTTGCCCCCAACAGACAGGGGAATTTGCATGGACTGCGTATACAACTGCATGGCTGAGACTGGGTCGGTCAACTGGTCGGCTTGGATCCAGACGGCAATAGCCGCCGCTTCTGTATTGGTCGCGGCATGGGTGCCCACCAGAATCTTCAGACACGATCAGCAGAAAGCAGTCATCCGTGAAAGAGCGCGTGCGCGATGTGCCTTCGCGCTCGCGATGGAACCTTTCAATACTCAGCTTTTGGAGCTCTTTGAAATAGGTGTGCACCTCACTGGGAACAACCGCGACGACGAGCTTCTTCAGAGAGCCCTGACTGCAACCGAGATTTCCAAGGAAATGCGCGACGCTCTCGCGGTTGGGCACGAATTCCCTTCGCTTTCCGACAGCCTTGTGAACTTTGCCCTTCGCCTCAGTTCCGCCCGGTCGAGCGCCGTTTCCACCTCCAACTCTGCTTTTGCGCAGTGGCAGGAAGGCAACGACCCATTCGGACTGGCGAAGACGATAGAAGCCGCAGTCGAAGCGGGCTTGGCCCTTGGCAAGGCCGTCGATGAGGTACTCGGCAGCTGACATTCCCATCACGCCAATCTCCTGTTCTGCCCAGCCATTTCCCAGAACTCGGCGCGCACGTCGTCGAGCATCACGTGGGTGTAGTGGTTGCCGATGTACTCGGTCAGGCCGTCGAACAGTTCCTGGAACCGGGCCTGTTCCATCTCGTCGAACGACAGGCTTTCGGCGCGCTTTACCGGAATGGTGCTGATCGCTGGCAGCACGCCGGCAAGTACCTTGCGAGCGCCAGCACCCAGCAGCGACTCGCAGGCGTCCAGCACCGCGGCGATGACCGGGGTGGCGTCCATTTCTACCGTCTCGCAGCACACGTTGGAGTCCAGCTGCAGGCGCTTCACCGCGTCGTGCGCGTCCAGCTGCTCCCACCCTTCCACGTTGTCGACCATGAGGTGCCCGATCTTGTGGATCAGCCGGTGCTGCCATTCCTCCCGCGGCTGCTTCAGTTCGCCGCGGATCTCCCGGCCCACGCGGAACTTGCGATCGCGCAGCAGGCGCTGGTCGACGGCATTGGCCGGCACCAAGGCGCCCACCAGCTCGCCGGTGTTCGGGTCGATCAGCTTGGCCACCACCAGGTAGATCGGCCGGCGCGCGCGCTTGGCGCGGATCTTCTTCGCTGCAGCGGTCATGGTCATTCTCGATCACCCATCGGCAACGCGGCGGCGAGCCCTCGTCGAGCCCTCGGCGCGGTCCCAGCAGGCGGTGCCGAGGCGCTGGTCTGCTTCGGCTCCCACCATTCGGGCAGGTTGGAGAACCTGAAGTAGCTCGGCTCGTAGGACACGCGGGCCATGCCCGGGGCGCCGTCGCGCTGGATCGCGACGATCAGCTCGGCCGTGCCGGCCCACCGGCTGTCGGGGTGATAGATCTCGTCGCGGTAGATGAAGATCACCGCGTCGGCGTCCTGCTCAATCGACCCAGAGTCGCGGAGGTCGGCCACGATCGGGCGCTTGTCGCCGGGGCGCTTCTCCAAGTCGCGGTTGAGCTGGCTCAGCAGCAGCACCGCGATGTCCAGCTCGCTGGCCAGCAGCTTCAGCGCACGGGTGATGTCGCCGATACCGGCGGCACGGTTATCCCCCGAGACGTGCATCAGCTGCAGGTAGTCGATCACCACCAGGACCAGGTTTTCGTCCTGAGCCTTCATGCGGCGCACCTGGGCGCAGACGTGCTGCACCTTGGCGATGCGCGGCCGGCTGATGCGCATTGCCGCCTCGCCTATCCT